TTAATTGATAGAGAAGCACCATTAACAGCACAGGTAGTAATGTATTTGAGATTTATAAGTAAACTTGGTGGAGTTGAAACATTTGTATATGAATGGATCAAAAGGTTTCACAAGGAACACGATATCTTATTCTTATATGATGAAGCAGACCCACAACAATTACTAAGATTAAGACAAATGGTTAAATGCCAAATATATAAAGGCGAGAAAGTAGAATGTGAAACATACTTAAATGTTAATTTCAATAAGAACATAGCAGACAATGTTAAGGCGAAACTATATTTAGATATGTGCCATACAGACTATGACGCTATGGGGTGGCAATACACAACACACCCAAAGACAGATATAACATTATGTGTAAGTAAGGTGGTAGAGAAAGCATTGAAGAAACAATACCCAAAATTGAAGACAGAAGTTGTACCTAATTTACTGGAACAACCAAAACCAAAACGAACATTGTTCTTGGTAAGTGCTACTAGATTAAGTTGGGAAAAAGGTTATTGGCGAATGAAAGAGTTTGCTAAAAGATTAAACGAACGCAAGATACCATTTACTTGGCTGGTATTTACTAATGATTTACCTGATGAAGAAATAGACGGATTTGTGTTTATGAAACCAAGACTAAATGTACTTGACTTTGTAGCGAGAGCAGATTACTTGGTGCAGTTAAGCAATACAGAAGCAGACCCTTATAGTCCAAAAGAAGCATTATCTGTTGGAACTCCAATAATAACAACAAATTACCCAAGCACATATGAAACGGGAATGGAAGTTGGTAAAAATGGTTATGTATTAGATATGGAACTAGAGAACTTAGATGAAGTGATTGAGAATATGTATAAGCATACACTTAAACCAAAACCAATGACAAACGATTATGATACTGCTTGGTTAAAACATTTAGGTAAGAAAACAAAATCAAGTTATAAATATGATAAAAACGAAAAAATAGAGGACATATTAGAAGATATATGGATTGCCAAACGCAGATTAAAAGATGATGAAGGAAAGATAGTTAAAAAAGGCGAAGTTGCTAAACTATATTCTTCACAAAGAATAAGGCAATTACTAGAATATAATATGATAGAAAGGAAAGTGACATAATGGCGACAACAGCACAAAATGTATACGATTATACAATGAGTTTAATTGATGAGAGATTAGAAAGCGGAGTAGTTGATCCTACAAGTACAGCAGTATTTGCAAAGAACGCTCCGTATCTAATAACAATGTTGCAAGATGAAGTAATGCGTTTACAGATAAGCGATTACTATAAAACATATGAAATAACAAAGGCAGCAGTAACAGAAACAGATGGTGGTTATAAGTCTTATGATATGCCGAGTGATTTCTTTCAAGCATACCAAATAGTAAGCATTGAAGATGATGGCAACTATGAACTAGGAAATGATATGAAATGGGAAGCTGGAAACAAACTATTACTGCCCGATGCTTTTATAGGCACAGTAAAGGTAGTTTATTACCCAATAGCAACACCCATAACAGCATTAACAGATACATTGGTATTAGATGATAATACTTGTAGAACGGTGCTTGTATATGGCCTTGCTAGTAGATTACTAACTAATGAGAATAGAGCACTTGCTAATTACTTTGGTCAATTATATGATGAAATGAAGAATAGACCATTGAAACAAAGCGTAGCATTCACAGAAGATATACAAGATAACTACGACAGTACACTAACATTTTAAGGAGTTGATAATATGGCACAAGTAGAAAGAGCAACGAGTGTTGGCGGTAAACAATACCTAACACAACTATTAAGTGTATTTCAATTTAGTAATACAATTGGAGTAAACGGAGTAGGACAAATTGGTGCTTTCAACTCACTAGGATTTTCACTAGATTTTACATTAGGAACTTATGTTCAAGACTTCTTACAAATACAAGCTTTTATACCGGATAATTTCACTATCATAAGTGCATTTATAACAATGCATCACACCAGCAGTTATATAGATACTACAGCAATAGGCGGTAGTGGTGCAGAATGGTGCTATGCTCGTAAAGTACAAGCATATACAACAAATATAACAGATAGATATGTATATGGAGATGCTTTTAGTGAGTACTTTGAAGATGGGACCACTAACACACTTATTACAAACTCGTTTGGCGAAAACGGATTTACAGCAACGCCACCAACAGGAGGAATACCTCCAAGTACACCAGCAACAGAAAAGGTTGTAAGTATAGATATCAAATCCAGTTTACAACCAGGATTAAATCTAATTAAAGTAGCTTCAAGTGATACATTACCAACAAGTGAACTTGTGGCAATGAGAAAAAGTGGACAAGCAGCAGCAACATTAACCGTAATAGGTTATCAAAACTAAAGAAAGGGTGATAATATGGCAATAATACCTGAAAACAATGAGCCAAAACCATTAAGAATAGGCAATTTCTATGGATTAAACTTGCCAAAGTCTGGTGATACACAAATTGCACTAGGCGAAAGTGGTAATATGAATAACTGCTACATCACTAAAGACCACGACTTATCAAAGGCAAACGGTTATCTACAAATGATGACACAGGTTGCTGATAAGAGAATACAAGGTATGTGGCACGGCGATATAGGTGGAACTAACTACTTTATATTTGCGATCAACGGCAAGTTATACAAGTTTAATAGTGGCTTTTGGCTAACACAATTTGATGGAACGGATGTATGGTCAACAGTCACAACTGAAATAGGTAGTATAACAGATGCACCAACACAGTTCTTTGCATTTAGCGATAAGTTATATATATTAACTGGTAGCGAATATAAGAGCTATGATGGAACCGCACTAGCAGATGTTGCTGGTTATGTACCTAAATTGAGAATAGGTTGTGCTCCTTTAACTGGAGTTGGTACGGACTTTGAAGAAATAAATGTATTGACTGGTAAGAAACACCAAACATATAATAGTGATGGAACAAGCGTATATCAACTAGCAGAAACAGCGGTAGATAGTGTAGATAGTGTATATGTTGATGGAGTATTAAAAACTGTTACTACACACTATACAGTGAACTTAACAACTGGTAAAATTACATTTACATCAGGAAACATACCAGCAACTGGCGGACTTGACAATGTAGATATATATTGGACAAAAGGTAGTGGCAATAGAGATGTAGTAATTAAGAATAGATTTGCGTTCTTGTTTGGACTAGCAGCAGATACAAGAGTGTTCTTATACGGACACACCGATAATCAAAATGTAAGAGTATTTTCTAGTCTAGCAGCAGGAGTACCAAGTGCAGAATATTTCACAGAAGCAGCAGCAGAAGAAATAGGAAGTGCTAGTACACCAATTACTGGTATGGCAAGACAACAAAACATAATGCTTGTGTTTAAGACAAACGAAACATACTATTCATACTATGATAGCGTAAACTTAGATGGAATAGACATAGTCACATTCCCAACACCAATTATAAATAGTACTCGCGGAAATGTAGCGATAGGACAAGCACAGGTACTCATGAACGATCCATTTACCATTGACAGACAACTAATTAAATGGTACCCAACATCAGAGAAAAACGAACGAAATATGAAAGATATGGGTCGTAGAATACAAAAGGATTTAGATACTTTAGATTTAAGCGATTGTATAATGATAGATAAAGAGAATAGTAGCGAACTATGGATTGCTAACGGTAAAAAAGTATGGGTATATAGATACGATATAGAAGGTGCTAATAAAGAAGACGGAGTATTTAGTAGAATGGTATTCCCTGATACAATAACTTCATTTGTAGCGATAGGCAATGACTTATTCTTTGGAACAGATGCAGGTTATATAATGAAAATCAATGAAACATACCTAACATATAATGGCACAACAATAGATAGCCATTGGGAGATGAATATGTATGATTGGGGAGCACCTTTCATTAAGAAGACATTAAAGAAAGCGTGGATTACACTAGCAGCACAACCAAAGGTAAGTGTTGATATACAATATGCAACAGATAGGAACGCATACTCAACACCAATTACAATCAGTTATGAAACAATAACATTTGGTGATACACACTTTGATAACTTTACATTCTATACAAACTACAATCCACAGACAAAATATGTAAGATTAAAAGCAAAGAAATGGAAGATACTAAAAATAATATTAGATAATGAGAGTGCGACAGATACATTTGTAGTACTAGAACTAAATATAAAAGCCGAGTATGGGGGCGAAAGTAAATAATGAAAGGAATGATTAAATAATGGCATTAACAAAATTATTAACGGACTTAGACAATGTACAAGCATTAAGCGATAGTCCAAATGAAACGGAAGGATTAACAGCCGACCAATTAAAAGCAAAGTTTGATGAAGCTGGAAACGAGATTAAAACATATAT